GTAACAGTTGTTGTACTTGTACCTGTCAAAGCTTCAGCAACTGCTGTAAGCACTGCTGCAGTTTGGGTAACTGTTGCCACATCTACTGCATTGTCTGGTACTTCTACTTCTTGAATAGGAACTATCTCTGGTTCTTCATCTTTTGCATCTTTGGGTTGTTCATTGTATCCCCAAATCAACAGCATTAGTAATAATATATCCATTATTTCTCCTGTTTTTTCTTTTGTTCTTGAAGTTGTTGTGCAAACTCTTGTATATATTCTTCAAAGGTCATACCTCTTTCTGCAGCGTGTGCCATAACTATTGCTACTTCTTCGCCTGATAGGGTAATCTTTTTAGACATTTGTCCAATCTTTTCCTTCAAATAATAATGCCTCTGCTTCACGTCTGCGCACTAAACCTTCCAACACATTGCCTCCAGCTTTGTTCCATCTTTTAATCTGAGCAGGTACTTCTTCGTACTCTCCAGCGTTAAGAACTTTTAGCATTGTTGAACTGTTTAAGTTAGTTGGACCGAGGTTATACGTCCATGATACCAATGCATCAAACATACACTGGTCTAATTGATTTTCTACTGCATTGAGAACATGACTTTCATACTCTGCTAATTCTTCTACTAGCATTTCTTCTGCTTGTGCTTTGGTAATTTGCATACCTTCCTTTACGCCCTTGATGTGACCATATCCAATAGTCCATACACCCACTGCGTCTTGGTAAGCATCTAGCTCACATCCTTCAAACTTTTTGATAAGGGCAATGCCCTCTTGTGATATTTTCATAATGTAAAACTTTCTCCACAGCCACATTGTGCTGTTTCTTGTGGACTGGAGATTTTGAACTGTTCATTCAGTCCATCTTCTTCCCAGTCAATGTTGATTTCCTCAACATAACTAAATGTCATTGGGTCTACAGCTATTATACCATAGAACACCGCATCACTTGATACATTTGGTTCTTCCAAATACTTCAAGTCATACGACCACCCGTTACATCCGTTTGGTTTCAACATTAATCGTATTCCCCAAACTTGTTTTCTCTCTACTTTTTGTTGAAGTCTTTCGAGTGCGACTTCTGTGCAATTTACCATAATATTAGTTAATGCGAGAGGGCAGTTGCCTGCCCTTTCGACTTAGGTCTTGACTTGTACTAAAATATTTGTCCTGTACTTGCTATAACAGCAAATCCAAACATACAAGCTAGAAACATTGTTCCTAGTGCGTCTTGTACATCCTCATATTTTGCTACTTGTCTAAAACTATTCATAAGTGTTTTCATTTAATATCCAATACTTTACGATTAGAATTCGGAGTTTTAGACAGCGCGATAGTCAATAGTCCATCTGTTAGTTCGACATCGTCTACTTTTAAGTCCGTGTTTAACATAAACTTACGCTCAAAAGATTTAAGACTCAGACCTTGATGAGAGAATCTTTCACTCTCACTTAATTTCTGTTCTTTTTTCCCCTTGATGAGCAACTCATTGTCCTCATGAATTAACTCAAGTTCTTGTTTAGACCAACCTGGCACTGCAACCTCTATTCGAAAGTTGCCTGTGTCCACATTCTCTACAATGTTATATCTTGGATATGATGTATCAGTGTTGTGCAACAACCACTCATTATTCATACCAAGCCAAAATTTACTAATATCAATCGTCATATTATTTCTCCTAATTTCCTTTTCAGTAAAACTATGTCCACCCTTTCGGTATGGACGCCATTGTGCAAGAAACCCTTCTTACACTTATGTATATTATACTAAAAGTTCAACCAAAAGTCAACAACTATTTTTTGATTAGTCCTCGAAATCTATCTTGCCCTGTGCTTTCATGTAGTCCAAGGTCTTTCCGATTCCTTCCTGATGCCCATACTTGTAGGCAGCGTATGTTCCGATTACCAATATTATTAGGTATGCTATATCTATGTCCATAATTTTTCTCCAATGAATATATTATACTAAAATTCTCACCATAAGTCAAGTAAAAAATTAGGGGTATCTAAAAATAGTTGTTGACACATGGATGAAGATTTGTTATAATAACAGTATGATTTATAAAAGAGGTAAATGGTCTACGAAAGAACGACAGACGCTAAAAGACCTTTACAATAAAATACCACTAAACGAGTTATCCAGTAGATTATTAAGAAGAACTACTAGCATAACATCACAAGTTAACTATCTTCGAAAAAGAGGATGGGCGTTTCACAGGAGAAAAGATGGATAACATTATAGAATTTCCACGAATGAAAAAGTCAGAAGAAATAACAGATAAGTTAGCAACTGCACTTATCGCTGCATGCCACAAAGAAGGACTCAACACAGTAGATCCCGACTTTGTATTTGACATGGCATGGGTACACAAATTTCTTCAAGCAACAGTTGACAATCAACACAACATTGCGAATGACCTGTGTCGCCTCACACGAGCACAAGGATTAAATGAGAATTGAATGTAGAACAATACCAGTAGAAAAAGCCATTCGCATACTAAGACGAAAATTAGACAGAGATGGCAGAAAAGAAAGAATAAAGGAACTCGAATTCTACGAGAAACCGACAGCAAAGAAGAAAAGAATGAAAGCTGCCGCAGTCAAAAGACAACAAAAGATTACTAGCGAGTATCGTAAATATACTGCAAGACGACCGAAGCATGGAAGACATTAAAAGGAAATCACTATTGTTTTTCGACTTTGTAAGTGAAACTTTGTTTGCATTTGCTGTTTACTTCTTACTGTTAGCACACTCCTTTATAGAGTTTTTCGAACAAACTCGTTTTGGAAGAGATACAATTTCTCTTTATAAAAAAATCTTCTCTTTTACACTCACTTTCGAAGAACCATTCAAGAAATAAAATATTTTGATCACAAAAATCACCAAAACTTTACACACTTACATGCACCTACGAAAAAAATATCTTGTATTTTTGATAAAGTTATGGTAAAATATTATTATCTAATTCAAGATAGATACTACGGCAATCATTAATTTATCTCTCTTGCTCATAGCGACCTCAATTAAAGGATTTCAAACTGAATTCTGGAGGGAAGCGAAGCGAGACTGGAAGAATTCATCTTTGATGTTTCTTTTAACTGGGAGATAGAGCTTACGATATTCCATGCCAATCGTATCACACCAAAGAAAAGTCAACTAACTCATAACGACTTTTCACCAATCCCCAAATTCCAACACTTAACTACACTTTCATACTTTTTTTGTGAAATTATCCCCAATCGCAATTTATTTAAGGTCATTTTATAACTTAATTTATTGGGTTGGTATATGGAAAATTATATGGGTATAACTACAAGTTTACGAAAATTATTCCTAGTATGTTATACACG